CTTTGATGAGGTGTGCTATACGGGGACGGGTTCTGTCCAAAACATCACTCACAATTTAGGTGTTGCGCCTGAGTTGATGATTGTGAAAAGACGAAGCGGAACTTCAAATTGGCCTGTGTACAACACAACTATTGGAAATACTCAATGCTTGCTGCTAAATACAACCGATTCGCTTCCGTATAACGGGTACTGGAACAGCACTTCCCCAACCTCAACCGTTTTTACAGTTGATACTTCGATTGCTGTAAATGGCTCTGGTTCAACATATGTCGCCTACCTCTTTGCCTCCTGCCCTGGCGTGAGCAAGGTGTTCAGTTTTACAGGTAATGGCTCTTCTCAAACAATTAACTGTGGATTCACAGGAGGTGCTCGTTTTGTCATGATTAAACGCACCGACTCTACTGGTGACTGGTATGTCTGGGATAGTGCGCGAGGCATTGTGGCTTCTAACGACCCTCACTTGAGCTTGAACACTACGGCTGCTGAAGTGACAACTGATGATAGCGTAGACACAGACAGTACAGGGTTTATTGTGAATCAGAACAGTGCGACAAACGTGAACGTTAACGGCGCAACGTACATTGGTCTGGCAATCGCTTAAGGAGTAAACATGGAAATTCGCATTCGAGATACGGGTGTAGTGGTGACGGAGCAGGAGTTCCGCGCCATGTTCCCCAACACAGGCTTCCCCGTCCAACTGACAGAGGCCATCATCAACGACTTTGGCGGGGATGTGGTCTTTGAAGGGCCTCAAGCGTCTAATGGTGATCGTTATCAGTTCTCTATGCGTCAAGGCGTAGAAGAGATTCAAGGTAAATGGTACACCAAGTACGTATTAGGCCCTGTCTTCACCGACTACACTGACGAAGAAGGTGTCCTTCACACAGCCGCTGAGCAGGAAGCTGCTTATAAAGCTCAGAAGGATGCTGACCAAGCCAAAGCAGTCCGTGAACAACGTACTAAGAAACTTGCTGAGACAGATTGGGTTGTTATCAAGGCAATGGAGACAGGTACTGAGGTTCCTGCTGATGTTGCTCAGGAGCGCCAATGGCTTCGAGACATTACCTCTCAAGCAGGCTTTCCCTGGGATGTCAAATGGTCTTCTAAAGGAGAATAATCATGGCAACTAAGAAAAAGACCAGCAAGCCTGCGAATAAGAAAAAGAAGTAAAAACACTTGACAAATATCGTCAGATGTGATACAATATTGGTATAAGTAAGGAATTATAAGGATGGCTACAACCTATCTACAACTTGTTAATAACGTCCTTGTGCGTTTACGTGAGAATGAAGTATCGTCGGTAAGTGATACCCCTTATAGTTCCTTAATCGGTGTGCTGGTTAATGACGCTAAGAGGGAAGTTGAGAATGCTACTATGTGGCAAATTAACAACACTACTATCGTCATTCCTACCGTATCAGGCCAGCGTAACTATACACTGACAGGCTCTGGTCAACGCTTCCGTGTCCACCAAGTCTTAAATGACTCTGAGGACATTGAGGTACGTCAAGCTCCTGCTAATTGGATCGACAAACAATATTACTTAGGGACAGTTCAAGATGCCGCTCCTTGCTACTATAACTTTAACGGAGTTGATGCTTCAGGAGACACTAAAGTTGATGTCTGGCCTCGCCCTGATGGAGTTTATAGCTTACGCTTCGACATGAACATCCCGCAAGCTGATTTGTCAGCTAACAGTGACATTATCAATGTTCCTGCTCATTTGGTACAGCTTCTCGCATACGCTAAAGCAGTTGCTGAGCGTGGTGAAGATGGTGGTATCGCCTTCAATGAAATTTATCAACAATATCGCCTTGCCTTAGCTGATGAGATCGCTATTGAGCGTAATCGCTATGGTGAAGATGTTGTCTGGGAAGGTGTCTAAGCTATGGTTGCTAAGCTCTTAACAACATCCATCTCAGCTCCTGGCTTCATGGGCCTCAACACCCAAGATAGCTCTGTGACTCTTGAGAATGGATTTGCTACTGTTGCTAACAACTGTGTGATTGATAAGTTTGGTCGTATTGGTGCTCGTAAGGGCTGGGTTCCTTCTCATGATAGTCTTGCTGCTCTCGGAACAGCTAATGTCAAGAGTATCTGGGAACTCATCGACACCTCCGGTAACTCCTACATCGTGGCAGCAGGTAACAATAAGTTATTCAAGCTCTCCGGCTCAGGCATCTCTGAGTTGACCTACGGCGGTGGTGGAACTGCTCCGACAATCACAGATAGCAACTGGCAGATGGCTCCTTTGAATGGCTGTCTGTATATGTATCAATCCGGCCATGATCCCTTAGTGTTTGATCCTGCTGTAAGTACTACTACTTATAAGCGTATCTCGGAGAAGACAGGCTATGTGGGCACAGTATCTAATAATAATTGTGTTATCAGTGCTTATGGTCGTACATGGAGTGCTAACAATACTTCGGTAAAGAGTACAGTACAGTTCTCTGACCTCTTAGCTGGACATGTCCTCAGTACAGGCACAGCAGGTACTCTTGACGTATCTCAAGTATGGCCTGATGGTGCAGATGAGATCGTAGCCTTAGCTGCTCACAACGGCTTCCTGATGATCTTTGGTCGTAGACAGATTCTGATCTACGCTGGTGCTACAGATCCTAATGCACTAAAGCTCTCAGACGCTATCACAGGTGTAGGCTGCTTAGCTCGTGATTCTGTTGTCGTAACTGGTGGAGATGTTCTCTTCCTGTCCGATAGTGGTGTACGTTCTATCATGCGTACCATCCAAGAGAAGTCTGCTCCTATGCGAGACATCAGTGCCAATGTGCGTGATGACTTGGTTGCAGAAGCTATCTTAGAAGACCCCGATGAAGTCAAGGCTGTCTATTCCGACAAAGAAGCCTTCTATCTGCTCTCCTTCCCTGCTCGTCAGATTGTGTACTGTTTTGATATGCGTACAACGCTTCAGAATGGTTCTAATCGAGTCACTACATGGGATGGCTTAGTTCCTACAGCATTCTGCTATACACGAGCTAAAGACCTCTACATGGGCAAAGCAGGCTACATTGCCAAGTACGATAGCTATAAAGACAATACCGATACTTACCGCATGAAGTATTACACGAACTACTTTGATTTTGGTCAAGCTACTGTGACTAAGATCATGAAGAAGGTAGGCGTAACAGTCGTTGGTGGCGGTGGCTATGGTGTGGTGTTGAAGTTTGGCTTTGACTACTCTGACATTCTCAATAGTCGTCAGTTTGCTTTGTCTAACGCTACTGTGGCTGAGTATAACATCGCTGAGTATGCTCTTGCAGAATATGGCGGTACAGTCTTCGACAATAAGATTATTAATATTGGTGGCACAGGTAAGGTTATTCAGCTTGGTTTCGAGACTGACATTAACGCTAAACCTCTGAGCATCCAGAAACTAGATGTGTATGTTAAAACAGGAAAGACACGATGAGTAACTATACCAAATCTACCAACTTTGCAGTCAAGGATGGTCTGGTAACAGGTAATCCTGCAAAGATCATTAAAGGCACTGAGATCAACACTGAGTTTGATAACATTGCTTCCGCTATCTCTTCTAAGGCTGATGCTAACAATGCTGCTTTAACAGGCACTGCTACAGCCGTTAACCTGACAGTTTCTGGAACATTTACCGCTACCGTGGACGGAGGCACATACTAATATGGCTATTGACTGGACTTCTCTTATTGGCCCTGGTATGAATCTTTTAGGTTCTGCCTATGGTGCTAACCAAGCTGCTAATACAGCTACACAACAAGCCCAGATGACTCAGTTCCGTCCTGTGGGTGTTACTACTCGCTTCGGTAAGTCAGGTTTTAACTATGATCCTACCACAGGTCAACTGATCGGTGCAGGCTACCAAGTTGCTCCTGATGTTGCAGCTATGCGTGAGGGGTTACTCGGCATGGCAGGAACTGGCTTAGGTCAGGCACAAGAGATTCAAGCTTTCCAGCCCCAAATCAACCAAGCTGCTCAAGGCTTGTTTAACCTTGGTCAGAGCTACATTGCTCAGAACCCTGCTGAAGTTGCTCAGAATTGGATGGCTCAGCAGCAAGCTCTGTTGGCTCCTGGTCGTGAGCAAGAATCTGCTCAGTTGGCTAACAAAGAATTCCAACGTGGTACTATGGGCTTAGCCACAGGAGCTACTTCTGCTGGCTACACTCCTGGCGGTGCTGGCTTAGCTGCTACAAATCCTCGCTTTGCTGAATTAGCTAATGCCCGTGCTCTGGCTGATGCGACAATGGCTGCTAATGCTCAGAAGTTTGGTCAACAGAATGTTACCTTCGGTTCTGGCCTACTCACTGGCGGTATTGATCTGTCTAAAGGTGGTTTTGGTCTTCAGACACAAGCCCTGTCTCCGTATACTCAGTATATGCAAGGAGCTGGAAACATTGAAGACGCTGCTCTCAACGCACTTAAAACAGGTCAATCGTTGGGTTCTGCTGCTGCCGCTAATGCTGCTCAAGCTG